CGCAGATAGACCCGCTAAGACTCTAACTGAGGTTAGTTTCTTGAAGAGAAGCTTTAGGGCCCTTACTCCGGTGATGTGGATAGGTCCTTTGGCTACAGAGACCATAGAAGATATGGTTATGTGGAGCACCAAGAGTCAAGATCTTGATGTAGCACTCGCAGATGTCGTGGAAGCAGCAAGCTTGGAGGCTTGGGCTCACGGCCCCACTTACTTTGACAAGTGGACCAAGGCAGTCAAAGAAGCAGTTAGTAACACTGATCAAAGTTACTCAGGTTTGAGTTCGCGAGAGGCTCAGACACTGTGGGTGAACTTTCTAACTGGTAGTGCTAGCCCAGTAGGATATAAACTTCAGACTCTCCTCAAAACCCTAAAGTGATTTACGCGCCCATTATCTACGAATGCGTGACGAATGTTTAGGTTTGATTGACCTCGGGCATGTTTTTTAGACTCCGTGTTAGCTTTCAATATAGTAGAACCGTTGAGGTAGTTTGATCTGGCTCCCCCAACATAATAAATAGATTAGTAGTAGTATAGATAATACTGGTAGCAATGATGCTACTTCACTCTCGCCTTCTGGAGTGGTTAATACCGCAGGAGCAACTTTAACAGAGAATACAGCCCCAGTGGCTGCAGCCCCTTTGTCCCGTGCGACGACGGACAATTTGTACTCGATACAAGACCAGGCGTTAATTGAAAGATTATCACGTCGGGTTATTGTTAAGAGTGGTTTGTGGCAAACATCGGACGCTGAGATGAGTTTTACTATATCTTCTGCAGACATGTTAGCCATTGGTGATGGAACCGCATATTCACAACCAGACATTTTTAATATTAAATTTCCTCATTCTATATTAGAGGAATCCAAGATGATTGATCGAGCATTTGGAAATATAGCTTATTTCCGCGCGGATGTTAGAGTCAATTTAAGAGTTCAGAGTACTCCCTTTCAACAAGGGTCACTATGGATGTTTCAGTCACCCGCTCCGGAATTTACTTCCGTGTATCGTAAGTCAGCCAATGAACATATGCGTAGTATCACTAGTTTTCCCGGTATAGAGTTAAATTTACAAGAACCGGCTAAGGAGGTTGAACTTCTTATCCCTTATACGTGCCAGTATCAAGTTATTAAACCATCACTTTTAACGGTGGATGAAATAGCTAGTGTTATTTGTCGACCTATTGTAGCTTTGTCTGGTCCGACTTCAGCTGAGAAGTGTTCTTACACAGTCACAGCGAATTTGGAGAATATCAAGCTTTATGGACTAGCTCCATTTGCTTATGATACTATGGATGAACAGATAGGTGAAGATGAATCGGCTTCTAAGAGTGGACTTATTTCTGGAATCGCTGGCTCGGTTGCTTCTGTAGCCAAGACAGTGGGTTCTTTGGGAATACCAGAAGTGTCATCTATAGCGAAAGCTATATCATGGCCTGCTTCAATTATAGCTGGAACAGCCAAAGCGTTTGGAATGAGTAAAACTACAGATTTACAGACGACTTGTACTTTTGCAAATACCCCCGCTAAGCATTTCACTCAAACTAGTGGAGTTGATTCTAGTATGATTATGTCATCTGAGCCCAACAACGCTATAGATCCAACCATAGTTACTTTTGATTCTTTGGATGAAATGGCTATTGGTTATATGGCAGCACGATCGTTTGTGAACACTCGTACATCTAGTGACAAGGACTTTAATGATTGGAATGTTTCAGACCCTGTAGGGACTGTTTTGGCAGCGATTGTCGTACATCCCTTTTCTTATAGACAGTGTTGGGCATTTAGGCCTGATATAACTACGGCAGAAGATAATGGTTTCTTTTTCACTGGTAATTTTGGTTATGTAGCTTCCCTTTGTAATTATTGGAGAGCAACTATGGTTAATACAATTAAGATGTGTAAGACCCAATACCACAGTGGTAGGTTACTTGTTCAATACTATCCGTATGTTACCTCTTATCCTGCAACCCATCGGGCTTATCCCC